GATTGCCGTTTTGTTGCCCTGAGTTGTTATCCCTGCCTCCCAGCATTTTCATCGAAGAGCCCACAATTTCAGTGGTGTACTTCTCGATTCCGTTGCCATCAGTATATTTACGGGTTCTCATTTGGCCTTCCACAAAGCAGACAGCTCCTTTTTTTAGGTATTCCCCTGCAATCTCAGCCAGTCGGTTAAAGAACACTACTCGATGCCATTCAGTGATTTCCTTTTGCTGGCCCGTTTGTTTGTCCTTGTACCGCTCAGTCGTTGCGATTGAGATATTAGTGACCGCTTGACCCGCTTGGGTATATCGGACTTCTGGATCCTTTCCGATATTTCCTATCAACATGACTTTGTTCAGACTAGACATAAATGCTCCTATTTGATTTGTAATGACGTTCCAGCGGTAAGAATTGCCCCTTCGATTTCGACTCCAGCTTTCAAGTCATCTTTGAGTTTGGCTTTATCCAGGACCGGAGGCGGTGGCTCTGGGATCGTGAAATACTTGTCTGGAATCTTTGCCTCGTCCTCAACCTTCAGGGCTGGCGGGTTTTTCTTCACACTTATGACGAAGTACGGGCATTCAATCTTAGTTATCCCGGTCCGCTCCATGTTGACCTTCAAGTAGTCTTTGATTTGGTCTATCCGGTTCTCTATGGCTTTTCGTCTTGCTGCCATATCTTTCTCGGCTTCCTTGATAGCTGCAGCCGTGTTTTCAAGATTCCTCATAAACATGGCAACGTTGGTGGATTTAACCTCAAGGTCTCCAGCCATACCTTCAAGCGTATCCGCTAAGATTTGCTCATCTAGGTCCATATCCTTCAGCTTTTCCATGTCAGCAATGTAATTGTCGGCAATTTGATAAAGCGTTAAATCAGTCATTATTGATTCTCCAATTTTGCTTTTGCTTGGTCTTTTGCTTCAGTGAATCGCTTAATAGCATCTTGGTCTTTTTTGCCTTGAGCCAGGCGATAAGCCGCGGTGTAATATTTTTTTATCTCTTCTTCATTGCTAGAAGATTCAATGGCCGATATAAAATCAATAATCTGATTCTCTGGGATCTTCTCAAGCGTAGGTTGCTTGGTTGGCTCAGGCTGGATTTCGTGAGTTTGATTCTCTGAATCATTGTCTCCTTCCGTTGGAATCGCAAAAGCCTGAAGTGCTGCGTATTTATAAGCTGCACTCATGGCCTTGTTGGTTGCCTTATCTCCGCTATCCATAGCTTCCCCAAAAGTTTTGATGATGTGTTTGCTGCCATCTTCAGAACTTACAAAGTCAAATTCAACCTCAACAGTGACATAAAATAGGGCCAAACCTCTTTGGCTAATACGCTCGACACAATCTCGCGCAATAACTCTAGGCAGTATGCAGAGCTTATGCTCGGCTAACAGTGGGCTGATGGTGTTGAAAATGTCGTCAATTCCTCGAAATTTGTATCCAGCCCCTTGAGTATTAGTTCGGCTTTTGGTGATGCCAATTTTGGATAATTCAGTTTGCACTGAGTTAATTGCTTTATAAACTTTCATTTCATTTTCCTTTTTCGTGGTTAATTTGGGATGCCGTCCCAAAAGTTTTCGCATTCAGGCTCCGAAAAACCGTAACGCTGGCATTCTTTGACATACTCCAACCTCTTCAAATCTTCAGCAGTTGGCTTCTGTCCTGCTTCCGCTTGCTGAACCGCTGTCACATTTGGGAATGGCAGGTGGTTAATGTACGGATACGCAATAAATCCTAAAAAAAAGCAGATAATGTTAAGCATGATTCACCTCAGAACGGTGAACAGATGACGCTGATCGGAACTGGCGCATTGCCATGATCCGTTTTAACGTATAGATAATTTACGTTTGGCCTCATCTTGTTCATGACGCACTCACGCGATTTCATAAACACTTCTTCGGGGCTCATGGCTTCTGGGCCATCGTAGTTCCTGAGCTTGTAGACAGGCTCAACAGGAAGAATTAAAGGCGGTGGGGCTTTAGACGCGCATCCAGCTATGCAGACTGGAAGCGCTATGGTGACTAGCTTTAGCATTTGAAAAACTCCTTTCGTGGTTAATAATCATCTTTGCATCTATTGTAATACACTTCTGAAGCCTTGTCTTGCGCTTGTTTCTCCCAGTATTCAAGAGAAATACACCAAAGCGCTCGGCCAAGTTTTTCGTATTCGCGCTGCTCGATGTAGTCTTCAAGAGTTTCAATTTGCTCTTGATCTACTTCGGAGAGGGCCTCTACAAAGTTGTCAAAGCTATCGGGGTTGTAATCTCCTTTAAGCAGCTCTTCCTCAATCGCTTCCAGAGCGTTATCTCTGTCGCACTGGTCTTGGTAAGGCTTTTCAAGCCAACGATCATAGTCCATGATTTTCTCCTTTCGTGGTTAGTTTGACAGGGTTTCGTAAGCTGCCCAGCACTCGTACCGAATGACTCCGGGGCCATCGTACATTGGGCCAGCAAGTTCAGAGAAAGTTGGCTTGCCCTTGATCTCATCTCTCAAGAACTTGTTTTGTGAAGGTCCGTTGTAGGAATACCCAAGGGCCTCCATCTTTTCAACGAAATCGCCAACGTTTTCTTGCTGAAGGTCTATGGTTTTCCAGCCAGCTTCAGACTTGGTTACGATTCTGTAAAGCATTTCAATCTCCTTTCGTGGTTTCAAGATTTAAGGTACGATTGAAGTATGACAGAAGAAGTATGACCATGCAACAATTATTTCATTCCCAATCACAAATGAAAGATTTCATGGTTTTTTCTAAGGATCGGTAAGACTTTTTGTCAATTACAATAAGCTTGATTTTTGGAAAATATCGAGCCATTCGGGCGATTTTTGTTTTGCTTCTGTCATCCATCCACCCTTTGACTTCATGGTAAGACTCTGACCCGTCAATCTCTTGCACCAAAAAATCTGGCAAATAACTTACGCAACCTCTTTTTATTCCTTCGAACCAAAAAGTTTTGGGCTCATGGTCCCAGTCTTTTATCTTGTTGTGTGATTTTAGCCATTGAAGATAGCGACCATAATTTGCTTCCCATGCCGACCTGAAGAAATGGTTTTTCCCGCCAATATCTCTCCATGCTCCTTTCCATGAAGCTTTTCTATGCACAACCTGATTCCCATTTTTTGCCCAAGTTCTCAATCGCTTTGAAATCAATTCGTCTTTTGCTTTTTCATCCATGTTTTTCCACATCAATTTAGACTTTTGAGACAAGATTTCTTTGGTTTCTTCTGAATGCTTAAGGCCGAGCGCACCTCTGGGATGGCCTTTATCTTGTATTCTTTCTTTTGCTTTTCTGGAAATTTCTTGTCCATTGTTTTTTACCCATTGAGTCATAGGGCAATTTTCAGAATAACGGTTTTTCATGACTTCAGAATGTTGTGGCCGTTTCCTTCCTTTTAATTTTTCTCCCATAAGTTTTTTGGACCGTTTCATGAACTCGGAATTTTGATTGATTCTGAGCCCTAATCGAGATGCCTTGTCTCTAACTTGACCTTCTGATTTTGAAAAGTGTTTCATGCACCATGCTTTGCCTTTTTCTGGGTAAAGCTCAATAAATTCAACTATTTCAGCTTCTGTCCACGATGACCTCATATAGCCCTCAACAAAATTTAATGGTTTAATCCTATTGAATGTATCACAAAACAAACCAAAGACACGTCAAAATAAATGTATTACCTTTTCGTTTTGATGTATGATTAAATAATACGGGGCTTGGGCTCGTATGAAGTACAATGAAGCTAGGCTAGGGTAGCTCCCGAAAAGACGGTTCCTCATCGTTCTGCCTACCTTTTTCAATGAGGCTTAACCTTTTGAGGGAAGGACCATGACACAAAAAACCAGACTTTTAATATCCGCTTATGAGACTGAAATAGTCGCTGATATAGACGGATCTTTGCGTATCATGCAGCGCGATGGAGAAGACTGTGTTGTTTTGACAAAAACACAAGCCCACCATCTGGCAGCGTTTATTTCAGCAAATTTATTCAAACTCCAAGACTTTTCAGACTCGGAGGAATGATGCACTTCTACGCTCACAATATCGGTGACTACCGGAAGGACACTTTACACCTTTCGTTGCTAGAGCATGGCATCTATCGCCAACTGCTTGATTCTTATTACCTTCATGAAATGCCTCTATGCGGTGACATTGCGAAGCTTATGCGTTCGCATAGCGTTCGCAGTGCAGACGAAAAGCGATGCTTTCAAAACGTATTGAATGACTTCTTCGAATTAACCGAAGAGGGATATGTTCACAAACGTTGCGATGAAGTTATTGCTGCCTATCACGGTAAATCTGAGAAAGCTAGAGAGTCAGCAAATGCCCGTTGGCAAAGGGAAGAGTCAAAGAAAAATGCGAACGCATTGCAAACGCAATCCGAAGGCAATGCTAACCATAAACAAATAACCATAAACCAAGAACCAATAACCAAAAGTAAGAAGAAGGCAACTATCGTTGCCTGTCCCCCTGATGTGAGCGAACAAGTCTGGGGTGATTGGATGCAGCATCGAAAGCTTAAAAAGGCTTCGGTAACTGAAACGGTTATCAAGGAAGCAAGGAAAGAAGCAGCTCTTGCTGGCATGACTCTGGAGCAGTTCTTTTCTGTTTGGTGCGTTAGGGGTTCTATAGGGCTTAAAGCATCTTGGTTGAAAGACAACAACGACAAACCAACAGCAGGAGACCGGAACAGAGAAGTATTATCGGGTTTAACTCGTGGACTTGTAGGAGGAGGGAAAAATGTTGGATTACTTGGAAAGTGATTTTTGCGAATCATCCGAAGGGATGGATTATGTCTTCGGAAGAATGGGAGCGATTTACGGCGCTGCATTCATGCGCCATTGGGAAGGAGTAGACGTGATGTTGGTGAGGCAGACTTGGGAGGAAATGCTAGGGGTCTTCCTGACCTACAGGCCCAAGCTCGATTATGCCCTGAAGCACATGGACCCTAAATTCCCTCCTTCGGTTTTGGCATTCAAGGAGCTTTGCAACGATGGGCCAGCGATACCTCCTAAGCCAGCCCCAAGGATTGAACATCAACCAAAGACCCCTGAGCAGATAGCCAAGGCTCAAAGAGACAAGGAAGAGGCTCTGGATAAGCTGCGAGAATGGAGTCAAAAGTTAAAGAATCGCCAACAAGTTATGAAGAGCAACTAATGAATAACTCAAAGAATGCGCTTGTTAGGGTCCGAGAGACCTTCCTAAGCGCAGAAACACCACTAACCCTGCCGATGATACGAGATAGAACTAATCTCTCAAACTCTGCCATTTCAATGGCCCTTTGCCATTTGTACAGAAACAGATATGTCAGCAGGGAATTGACCGAAAGAACGCATGAGAGGGCCAGAAAAACAATTTGGTCTTATCAATACCATCCTGAAAAACTACCAAAAGAACAAATCTAGGAGAAACCATGACCGAAAACACATTGACCGTAAAAGTTCAAAAGCTTGTTCAAGAAGCCCGACTACCTGAATACGCCACTGATGGTTCAGGTTGTTTTGATATCTTTGCAGTGATGAAGGAAACACAATCCATATACGCGGATATGCCAGTCGCTATTTCAACAGGATTAGCATTTGAAATTCCTGAAGGATACGTTATGTTGATTTATAGCAGGTCCGGGCATGGTTTCAAAAACTCGGTAAGGCTTGCAAATTGCGTGGGAGTCATTGATTCGGACTATCGAGGAGAGCTTAAAGTAAAGCTTGCAAAAGATTCTGAATATACACTTTCTCTCAACATCACGCATGGGGACCGTATCGCTCAGGGAATGATCGTGCCTATCCCTAAAGTTGAATTTTTTGAAACGGCAATGCTTTCTGATACCGACCGAGGAATAGGCGGTTTCGGTTCGACCGGGGCATGACCATGACTACTGTAAGCCAAAAAACTAGGGCCAATGGATCTTTTTTGGATGCTGCAGGAAGACTGGTTTCAATCAAAGGGAAACGCTTTTGTGAAATCTGCAGGGAATACAAACCAAAAGACAAAGCCCCGGCTGTAAAGGGCTGGCGCTGTCTGGACTGTAGAGTGGTGAAAAAATGAGCGAACACTTCTTCACATTATCGGCCACTCAAGGTGGCCCCGGTTACGTCTCAATAACCGCTTCTAGTTGGACTAGAGCGCGTGAAATCATGTTTGGGATATACAACGGAAAATGGGCTTTTCAATATGACTCGATAGACCAAATTCATGCAAATGACCAGCGCTGCCTTTTGAAGATAGTCGAAAAGAGAAAGCCGAAAGATGGATCAAGAACAGCATAAATATCGTTGTTTAATTAGGCAACTCTTAAAGTATCGCGCTGAGTGGGGGCTTGAGAAATATCGCTGTTATATCAACGGGCCAAAAGCTGCATGGATGAAAAAACTTACTGAAGAGGATTTTGTAGATCAATGGAAAAAAGGAAATCGTGGTAAATCGGGGGATTGGCGATGAGACGTTATTTTGTTCTGGCCCATGATGAAGCAAGGGCTAATGCCAAAAAAGCGGTTGAGGAGGCCCCAGACGGCTATGCAGTCGAAGTTAAGCCAGTCAAGCGAACGTTGGCACAGAATGCCAAGCTTCACGCTCTATTGAGCGACATTGCAAGGTATCTTGAGTGGGCTGGTAAACGGCGCGATGTTGAAGTATGGAAGCGCTTACTTACCGCTGCATGGCTTCGGGCTCGTGGTGAACCGCTGGAAATGCTCCCGGCTATTGATGGGTATGGGGTAGACATTGTATTTCGCAGAACATCCGAGCTTACAAAGAACGAAATGATCGAGCTGATCGAATACATACAGGCTTGGGCAATAGATCAGGAAGTGGAAACATGAGCATTATTGAAGATAGAGTTTGCAAGAAAATTCAAAAACGGGCTCAACACGGGCTCAAAAAGTACGGGGTAACGCTAGAACGCGACGACCTGACGGAAGAGCAATGGCTGGTTCATCTTCAGGAAGAGCTGATGGACGCTTGTGGATACATTGAGGCTTTGCTTTATCGCATGGCCATCATCAAGGCACAAATGAGGCACGATGAACTACCGTAATAAAAAGCTACTTGAAGCAGTAAGGGATTTTCCTTGTCAAGCTTGTGGGATAGAAGACTCAACAATAGCTGCAAGTCACAGCAATCAGCTTATTGACGGAAAAGGTAAAGGAATTAAAGCTCACGATTTTCGCATATCGGCTTTATGCCATAAATGTCACATGGAGATAGATCAAGGTTCAAAGATGAAAAGAGAGGAACGAGTGGCAATCTGGGAGCTTGCCCACAGGAGAACTATCGGGCTTTTGTTCGAGCGTGGGATAGTTAAGATTGCTTGAGTGAATAAGATTGGATATGCTGACCGGAATCGGCCAGTTTTTTCCTTTCTCTGGCGCTGGAACCGTAACCAGACCCTTCGGGGTTTTCTGGTTTCACGCCTAACAGTAAAATCCTCTTGACGAAGATTAAACAAAAAAGGAAAACTCATGATTACCATCGAATATAGGCCCTTAGAAAGCCTTATCCCTTATGCTCGAAATTCACGAACTCATTCTGACGAGCAAATCGCGCAAATCGCTGCCAGCATCCGAGAATTTGGCTGGACCAATCCTGTCTTGGTTGATGGGGAAAATGGTCTTATAGCGGGCCACGGGCGCGTTATGGCTGCGCGTAAACTTGGAATACAAGAAATCCCGAGCATCCAGCTTGCTCATCTAACTGAAGCTCAAAAACGGGCACTTGTTTTAGCAGACAACAAATTGGCCATGAATGCTGGATGGGATGAATCGCTTTTAAAAATTGAACTTAAAGAACTTGCCAATTATGATTTTAATTTGGAAATCATAGGCTTTGATTTAATTGAATTAGCTAATTTATTTGATGAAATTCAAGAAGAAGAAAAAGAATTAAAAGAAGAATTGTATTCTGAAGTTTTTAACGTAATTGTTGAATGCAAAGACGAAGAAGAACAAGAAAAAATTTTTAATCGTTTGGACATCGAGGGATATAAATGCCGAGTTCAAAGTTTGTAATTGAAAGTCCCACATCAAATTCATTCAAAGCAAACAAAGTCAAATCAGCGTTCGATTTTGATGCCGATGTAGTCAGAAAAGAATTCGACGTTAAAATTCCGATTGAAGACAAGAAATGGAATGTAGGTCTAATTGTCGGAGCATCAGGAAGCGGTAAAACAACAATTGCTCGACGCCTGTTTAAAGATTTCCTTTTTTTTGAAGGCTATGAATGGACGGGGCAATCCATTATTGATGATTTTGGCGATCATTCAGCTAAAGACATTACGGAAACGCTGTGCAAAGTCGGGTTCGCTTCGCCTCCTGATTGGCTAAAACCATTTCAAGTCTTATCAAACGGTCAAAAGATGCGAGCAGAACTCGCCAAATTGATCCTAACAAGCGAAAAACCCTGCATTTATGATGAGTTTACTTCTGTTGTGGATCGCCAAGTGGCTTGCGTAGGATCGTCAGCAATCCAAAAATTCATCAGGAAACAAGACAAACAATTCATCGCTGTTTCTTGTCATTATGACATTGAAAAATGGTTGGAACCTGATTGGGTTTACAACTGCGACAAAGCAGAATTTGTCTGGAGGGATCTTCGGCGTCCTGAAATTGTCTGCAACATCAGAAAAGCTGAGCAACGTGAATGGAAGCAATTCATGGAGTTTCATTATTTGAGCCACGATCACAATATGGCAGCGCACAAATACATTTGCGAAATCAATGATCGACCTGTGGCGTGGTGTTCAGTTTTGCATTTTCCGCATCCTCACGTCAAAAACATGAAGCGTATTCATCGAATAGTGGTCAAACCTGATTATCAAGGTATTGGACTCGGCAAACAATTTTTGAATGAGATAGCCAAAAAATACAAAAAACAAGGATTTAGAGTGTCATTGGTTACAAGCTCACCTGCATTTGTTCATGGATTACAACATGACAAAGCATGGGCAATGGTAAGAAAACCGGGTCGTTTGAAAGATACGGCAAAAACAGGAATATTGGCTGGATCAACATCCGATGCTCGATTGACTGCAACGTTCGAATTCAAAAGCATTGAACAAGAAAATTCAAACCCATAAATGACATGGCATACACAAGACACGATTGGGATGTTGTCAAAGCATTTTATGAAAGCGGTCTGTCTCTTTCAGAGATTACTGAAAGGGAGGAAGTTGCTATTAAAGACAGAAGCTCTATTAGCAAAAAGGCAAAGACAGAAGGATGGGTAAAGGGTAAAATTCAACCCCTTGTTGAAAAAACTGTCCATGTGAAACAACAGCTTGCTGAGATTTCGGAGCAAAAATCAACACTAAATTCAACAGAGCTTGAGGTTCATCAGACTCTAGTTGATGAGCGCACAAAAGATTTGCACTTCTTTCGGAAGGCCAGTTTGTTGATTGCACAAAGGGCAGTAAAGAAGGTTCAAGAGACTCCAATCATGGATATGAAGGAGTTAGAAATTGCCCAAAATGTCATTGGAAAAGGAAAAGAGAACATTTATGGAAAGTCTCCAGACGTTGCCGTACAGGTTAATAACCAAATTGGTGCATCCCAGCTTAGAGAGATGACCGACGATGAGCTACTCGCAATCGCAATCGGACGCAGCTAGGGAAGTTTTAATTCGTAGGATGGCAAGAGAGGACATCCTGCACTATGCAAATGCCATTGATGTTCCGGGTAAACCCGGATCGGAAGATCCTGACACTGAGTTCTTTTATCCAGTCGAAACTACGATGGCTTTGCACCATCGTCTTCTTCTTTCCAAACTTTATGAAGTCTCAAGAACCAAACACGGGCGAATGATGGTTTTCATGCCTCCGGGCAGTGCTAAATCAACGTATGCCTCAGTGGTGTTTCCTTCCGACTATATGGGGGCCATCCCCGGAAGCCGGATTATTCTGGCCAGCTATGGAGACGATCTAGCCCGTAAGCTGGGGCGGCGTACCCGATCCATTATTAAGCAACCACGATACAAAGGAATATGGGCAACTGGATTGACGACTGAATCATCAGCAGCCCAAGAGTTTGCTTTGACTAACGGTTCAGAATATATGGCTTGCGGAATTCTTGGTGGCATCACGGGCAACCGCGCCAACGGGATCATTATTGATGATCCAGTAAAAGGCAGAGATCAAGCAAACTCACAAACTATAAGGGATCGTACCTTTGCAGCGTATGAAGATGACTTAAAAACTCGACTTATTCCGGGTGGATGGATTTGCATAATTCAATGTATGACGGGAGATACATCTGTTTTGATGGCTGATGGAACTGAAACAGACCTTAAGAACATCAAAATTGGAGACAAAATTGCTACCTTTGAAAACGGTAAGCTCACAAAATCAAAGGTTCTAAATTGGAGAAACAATGGTCCTGATTTAATCTATGTAATTAAGATGAAGTCAGGGATAATCGTCCGCGCAAACGAGAGACATCCGTTTCTTGTTAATGTGGGTGGAGAACCAAAATGGATTCGTCTGAAAAATATAGTCCCGGGCCAAGAAATCTTCCGGGTCAAAAAGGAAAGTGGACTGGGGTTAAGTGCAAAGCTGACGGATGCGAAAAAGACGTTCGCGTTCGAGGGTATTGCAACTCTCATTACAATAAGTGGCGGTGGCAGAGCGGCTACAGGGCGCCATCAGTCAACGCAGAATCCCACAGATCAGCGCACCTCAAACACCGATACGGAATCACCATCGAAGAATACAACCGGATTCTGGAAGCGCAAGGCGGAAAGTGTGCCGTATGTGGTGAACCCCCGGGGAAAAATGTTAGAGCGCATTGGGGCGGCAAATTATGCGTCGATCATTGCCACGACACTGCGAAGGTTCGGGGATTACTGTGCAACGATTGCAATCTGGCCGTCGGATACGGAAAGACATCCGAAATCCTTGAGCGGGCCGCTGAATACCTCAGACTTCATTCTTGACACCGTAGAGGCAATATATTCGGAAGGCTATGAGGACGTTTATGATATTCAGGTAGAACGGACTGAGAACTTCATTGCCAACGGTCTAGTAAGCCACAATACACGGTGGCACGAAGATGATTTATCAGGGCGAATCCTTCCAGAAGACTGGAACGGTGAAAGTGGAAAGATTCTTTGCAAAGATGGCAACTATTGGGAAGTTATTTGTCTTGCAGCTAAATGCGAACAGGAGAATGACCCGCTTGGACGTGAAATTGGCGTATATCTCTGGCCAGAATGGTTCGACCGTAAACACTGGGATCAGTTCGAGCAAAACCCAAGGACTTGGGCTGCACTCTTCCAGCAACGTCCCGCTCCGCTTGAGGGTGATTTATTTCGTCCTGACCAAATCAAAGTGGTGGACGCAATTCCTGCTGGCTCGATCAAGTGGTGTCGAGGCTGGGACTTGGCCAGTTCACCGGAAGGGGATTACACAGCAGGAGGCAAGCTCGGACGGCTCGAAGATGGGCGGTACATTATTGCGGATATGGCCAGAATGCGCGTAGGACCAGACCAGCGAGACGCTGCAATGATTAACATAGCCTCACAGGATGGGCGAGGCGTAAGAATCAGCATCCCTCAAGACCCCGGTCAAGCAGGTAAAACCCAAGTGTTATACCTAACTCGTGCATTGTCGGGATACAATGTCAAAAGCTCACCTGAGACGGGAGACAAAATAACCCGCGCAGAACCATTTGCAGCTCAAGTGAACGTTGGCAACGTGCTTATGCTTCGAGGAGATTGGAATCAAGCCCTCATCAATGAAATGCGAGTGTTCCCTAATGGAGCTCATGATGACCAAATCGACTCCCTGTCAAGAGCGTTTTCTGAAATAATGGTTGCTCGTAAGAGTTTCTTTGGATAGGGGTTTTATGTTCAACTGTTTCAAAAAGAAAGCCAAGGCTCCCGAAGAGCCACAAACGCAAAAGGTTAAAAATAGCCTTTTTAGCACACATACCTTTGACGCTTTAGACCCAGACGCAGCAAAGTTTGCCTTAAACGATAGAATAGTTTCCCTTCAGAAAGAGCAGCCAGCCCTTCATGGCGAGTTTGCAATGGATGACTCCAGCAATGGAGTTGCTGCTTTCAAAATGTACTATCCCAACGGTGGAATCAATACCGTATCCGAAGCAGTGGTTGGATGGTATGCAACCCAAGGGTTCATTGGGGCCCAGCTTTGCGGGATTCTGGCTCAGAACTGGCTCATCAACAAAGCTTGCGCAATGCCCGGAGACGATGCCATTCGTAAAGGCTACAACATAGCAACGGATAATGGAGACGAGCTGGACCCCGATGCTTACAAAATCCTCAAAGCTTACGACCGAGCGTTTAATGTCAAATTCAAAATGCGGGAGTTCATCCGCAAGGGTCGCATCTTCGGTATTCGAATTGCGATGTTCAAGGTCCAATCGACTGATCCGCAATACTATGAGAAACCATTCAATATCGACGGTGTTACGCCAAACAGCTACAAGGGCATTGTGCAGGTTGATCCCTACTGGACTGCTCCTTGGCTTGATAATGCTGCTTCAAGTCAACCTGACACGCTTCACTTCTACGAGCCAACCTACTGGATCATAAACGGGAAGAAGATCCATAGAAGTCATTTAATTATTTTCCGTCATGCTGAGCCCGTAGACGTACTAAAGCCAATGTACATTTATGGCGGTGTACCTTTAACTCAGCAGATCATGGAGCGTGTATACGCTGCAGAGAGAACTTCGAATGAAGCTCCTCAATTGGCTATGTCGAAGCGCACAACTGTCTGGTTGACCGATATGGAAGCCGTGATGTCAGACACTACAGCAGCTATTAGCCGACTCCAACAATGGGCAGCGTATCGCGACAACTACGGAATTAAACTTGGTGATAAGGAAGCAGACGAATTCCAGCAATTTGATACTAGTCTTGCTGACTTTGACGCTCTTATCATGACTCAGTATCAACTAGTTGCTGCAATCGCTGGCGTACCCGCTACCAAGCTGCTTGGAACCTCTCCTAAAGGCTTTAATGCTACGGGCGAATATGAAGAGGCTAGTTATCACGAACTGCTCGAATCCATCCAAGAAAATGACCTTACGCCATTCCTAAACCGTCATCATCGTTTGGTAATGAAGTCTTATGTTGAACCCCAACTTAAAAAGAAGTTCAGCTTCGAGCTGTCTATTAACTGGTTGCCACTTGATACCCCAACGGCTGAAGAACTGGCTCGGACCAATATGATGAAGGCTCAAACTGGTCAGGTGCTTATTGAATCTGGAGCTATTAGCAGCGAAGACGAGAGACAAAGACTAGCAACCGATAAAGAAAGCGGTTATGACGAACTTGGAATCCTAAATGAAGATCCGTTTGATGATGAGGAGCAGGAAGAAGCCTCAGAGAAAGCTTTCAATGACTATATGAGCGTGAATGATTCTGATCAAGGGCAAATCGAACCTGAAAAAGTGGAAGAGGCAAAAGAAGAAAATTGCATGACTGAAGATGCAGCCTTACAAAAACCACGCAGAGGACGTAAGCCCAAAAATGGCAAAGCGCAAGAATAAAATTGATGGCTTGGTTGGGAGTGCTTTGCGTCCTAACGCAAGTATAGCCTCTGACTATGCCAAGCCAACGATAAACCTTATCGAGCTTATGTCCCGTGATGTTGAGCGGGAACTGAAAAAACTCTTCAAAGAGAACAAATTCGGATTTGCTGAGGATGCCTCAATCTCCAGCCAAGCCCGAATCCTCATGAATTACCTAATGGCCAAATGGACTAAGAGATTCAACAAAGTGGCCAAAGAATCAACCGACCGGATGATTGAGCGGACAGTCCGCAACTCTACTGTAACTCTGGGCCTATCTCTCAGGGAAGCAAGCGAAGACTTTACCATTGACACGTCATTTCGGAATGAACAGATAGATGACGTTATAAAAGCCAGCACTCAGGAAGCTGCTGGGCTCATCAAGCTGATACCTCAAAAATACCTGTCTGAGGTCGGTGGTCAGGTCATGCGAAGCATTACGACCGGAAAGGGAATGGAAGACCTAGTACCATTCCTCACAAAGAAATACAATGGGAACATACGCCATGCGCGAAATGTCGCTTTAGATCAAACGCGCAAATCGTATCAGTCGATAAATACTTCTCGCCTCAAGTCATTGGGAGTAAAGAAGTTTATTTGGGTGCATACTGGCGGGAGCAAAGAACCAAGGCTTAACCATATTAGAATGTCGGGGAATGAGTATTCCTTCGACGATCCTCCTGTTATTGGTGTAATGTACGGTGAGGAAGTTCGAGGGTTGCCGGGAGATTTGCCCTACTGCCGTTGCATTTGTAAACCTGTCATCAACTTTGATTTAGAGGACTAACATGAAATCTAGCGAAAAAACAAACGCACTAGAAGCATCTATTGCTTCGATTTGCGCCAATGCTTCCCTTGGGGAATCTATTGGTATACATGGCACTTACCACTTTAAGTGCTTTGAATTTGAAGGCGGTCCGCTGCTTTGGGAAGATGACGTTAAGAACGTTGTCACTTATGTCGGCAAAAACCTGTTGCTTCAGACTGGTTTGACGGGTTCAGGTTATACGGTGGTTGGCCCCTATATGGGCATGATTTCTTCAGTTGGCTGGACTCCGTTGTCAACAACTATTTCCAGCGGTACTTACACGACTGGAACGGGCGCGGTATCTCTGACCACGGCAGCAGCTCACGGCTTGCTCCCCGGTGATACGTTTACGATTGCCTCCGCTGCAGGTACGGGCTCATTCGCTGCCCTGAATGGTACGTTCTTGGCAACGACCGGAACGACCGGAACCACGCTTAACTTTACAATCGTTTCTGGCCTTACGATGACCATCACGGGCGGTAACGTTACGACCTCTTCAGCTACCCGCATCAATGACACGATGGCCTCACACAGCCTATGGACTGAAGCAGGTTCAACAAACGCGCCAACCTTTGCAGCTCGTATTGCTCCAAGCTTCGGAACTGCTGCTTCTGGGTCTATCTCAACGTCCGCTGCAGTAAGCTATACGATGACCAGCGCCGGAACGCTTGAGGGTGCATTCTTGGTATTCGGTACGGGTGCAGTTGCCACGTTGATGAGTACGGCTGGAACGCTACTCTCTGCTGGTTTCTTCACGGGTGGCGCACAGCCTGTAAACAGTGGAAACATTGTTCAGGTTTCTTATACTCTATCAATGTAAGGGGTCGATCATGGTTAATTTTGTTCAAGGCGAAGCCGTAACTCAAATTCTTCCTCCTCCAATTCAGGGAACGGTTCTTGGATTTGGATTTGATCCAAATACGGGCAACGTTACGGTTTTGGTCGGCTATGTTGCTGCAGACGGAACTCAACAGCAGCGTTATTTTGAGCAGAGCGAGTTAGAGGCAACCCCGGTGGTTGCTGTCGAACCTCCTGCTCCTGATCTTTCAGCTCCAACAGAGTAAAACTTTATGACTCTAATCCTTGCAGATAGAGTCCAAGAAACCTGCAGTTCTCCGGGGACGGGTACAGTAACCCTCCTCGGAGCAGTGAGCGGGTTTCAAACTTTTTTGGCTGGTATTGGTAACGGAAATACCACTTTTTACGCAATAGCCGATCAAGTTGGGGCCAACTGGGAAGTAGGTCTTGGGACGTATTCATCCACGGGCAACACGCTTGCCAGAACTACGGTTCTTGCTTCATCTAATGCGGGTTCATTAACGAACTTCAGCAGCGGGATTCAAAACGTATGGGTGGACTATCCTGCAGGGAAATCTGTCAATTTGGATGCCTCTGGATATGTTGATGCCGGGGGAAACCCTTATTTAACATTTAGCCCTCAATCATCGAATCCAACCGCTGCAACCGGATTGGTCTGGTATGACCAAACCAAAGACAGCTTGTCTTATTACAATGCTACCGGCTATGAGATCAATATAGGGCAGCAAGTCGATCAAGTTTGCTACAACAACACAGGCTCAACTATTCCAGCAGGAACGGCTGTCTACTTGAGCGGTGGAAGCAGCGGTAATTATCCTTACATCACCCCTGCTATCGCTACATCACAGTCAACCGCAAACATGGTCGGCATTACGGGGCAATCCATTGCCAATGGATCGACCGGCATTGTTGTCATCCTTGGGGAAATTTTCAGCTACAACACTACAGGCATGACTGCGGGGCAGACTCTTTACCTGTCCCCAACCACGGCTGGCGCATTGACTACGATTCAACCGGCAAGCCCGTTCTATGCGGTTCGTGCAGGATTCGTGGTTGTAGGCGGTTCCTCAACGGGGATTATTTTTGCCTCTGTCCGAAACGTCTACACGCTGGGATCGAACATCATTAGCCCCGTATCTTTCACCGCATTCAGCACATCATCGAATGTGCTTCAGCTTTATGGGTACAGTTCCTCCCAAATTGCCGACTTGATTGACATTTGGACATATTCGGGAGGCACTAAGGCTTTTGCCATTAACAATGCTGGGGCTATTTACGCTGGAACATGGAATGGGTCCACAATAGGAACGGCTTATGGTGGGACTGGTTTAACGGCGCTTGGAGCAGGAGTCCAAACGGCTCTTGGAAATGCAGTATCAGGTTCAGGAAACTTTGCTCTGACCACAAGCCCAACTTTAGTAACCCCAATTCTTGGAACGCCACAATCGGGAAATTTCAGTACTGGCACGTTTACTTGGCCAACGTTTAACCAAAACACTACGGGACAAGCTGGGAGCGTTGCTAACTCGCATTCAGCAGGAACGGGATTAAGTGGATCAAGCTTTAATGGATCAGCTGCAGTGTCATGGACTCTTGCCACGGCTTATGGTGATTCGATCAATCCATACGCATCTAAAACCGCGAACTATTTCCTAGCTGCTCCAAATGGCTCGACAGGCGCTCCAACTTTCCGGGCCATTGTTTCTGCCGATATCCCAACCCTGAACCAAAATACCACTGGATCAGCAGGGTCCGTAACGAATGCCGTTACTTTCAACAATGTCGGTGCGGGTGCAGCTTCAGGAACAACCTATAACGGTTCAGCAGCCCAGACGATTTCTTACAATACGCTCGGGGCTTCTCCTCTTGCGGGGTCATCAAGCCTTACGACAACCGGAACTGTCACTTCTGGAACTTGGAGTGGATTATTTGGCGCAGTATCTGGGGCTAATCTCACATCTTTAACGGCGGGAAATCTGATAGGCACGATCCCATCATCTGTCGCATGGGCATGTTTGCCATCTGGAACGGCTATGACTTTCCAGCAGACCGCTGCTCCGACTGGATGGACAAAAGTTACAACTTACAACAACGTTGCATTGCGCGTAGTGAGCGGAACGGCTGGATCGGGCGGTTCAGTAGCATTCACTACGGCTTTTGCTTCTCAAGCCGTGACGGGCTCAACGGATGGCACAACCCTATCTTCCTCGCAGATCCCAGCACATAACCACGGGATTTCAGATCCGAGCCATGGACATTCAGCCGTGCAGTTTACTGGACAGCAAGTAGTCAATGGGTCAAATGGACAGTCATCGGTTACTGCAAGTGGATCAACGGGTGGCGCTTACACAGGCATCTCAACGACGAACACTGGAGGCGGTACATCACACAGCCACACCCTTACGGCCTCATCAATTAACCTTGCTGTTTCTTATGTTGATGTGATTATTGCAACCAAAAATTAAAGGAAAACATGAAAATCGAAAAAGGAAATTTTTGCCCTTTTGTTCAAGGCGAATGCAAAAAACTAGAGTGCAATTTTTTTGTAAAACTCAGGGGACAAAATCCAAACACAGGGGAACCTGTCGATGAATGGGATTGTGCTATTTCATGGATTCCGGTCCTTTTAATTGAAAATAGCCAGATGCAACGACAAACCGGGGCAGCAGTTGAGTCATTTAGAAATGAAATGGTTAAATCAAATGAATCTAGCCAACAAGTGCTGCTTGCTACTATTCACCAAAATGGGAGGCTATTAAGTGGCTGATTCAACTAGCAAGATTGCCATCATTGCAGATGACCAGAGCGTGTATGTAAATGGTGTTGGCTATAACAATCTAACCTTCAGCATTGATTCTTCGATTCATGCGGTTCAATGGTATGGGACTGCAGGAATCATCGAATACAAGGAAATCTTTGATGGAGACAAATTCACTAAAGCTCCCAATGAATCCTTCACCGATTTTTCTCCTTTTCAGTCCGCTCTTGATGCTTGGAACAATCATGTTCCCCCCATTGTATACATTGATGGAGTAGCTCAGATTCCGGCAAATGCAGAATCATCCACGGTTTAAAGGCATTATAAATGCTCGGGATTGCTCCATTCTCCTACAACTCAATAAGCGGGAATCCTTCCCAAAAGGTATATTTCATTGCGAATGTTGCTGATTCCGTTACATCAAACGATAGTACCTCTCAAAATTCTGTTGATGCTGTTTATTCCCTAGAAAATGCACAGATAAATGATTCAGCTTCTCAAAATACGAACTCTGCATTATCCATAATTGAATCTGCTGCTGCCAATGATGCAGCATCAGAGAATATGACCGCGCCAATTTCAATTTTGGAATTTGAAAGCCTAAATGACAGCCAATCAGAATCAATGGCTGCTCCTCAGTCAGTGTTGGAAAGTGCAGCAATATCTGATTCTGTTTCTCAAAATAGCACTGATGCCGTCTCACTGACTGAAGTCACGGTTTCAACTGATTTGGTATCACAGAATTCAACGGATGCAGTAAACGTCTCTGAGGCTGCTATTTCTTCTGATTCGGTATCAGAAAACATGACAGCTCCTATTTCCATTTCGGAACAGACACTTAGCGCAGAAAGAGAAAGCGTTTCGGTAAGTGTTCCGGTTTCTGCAACCGATTCTGGACAAGCGGTTGATTCTGTTTCTGAACAAATGACCTCTCCGCTTTCGCTTGCTGATGCAATAAACGCAAAAGATTCAACGTCTGAAAATATGACGGCTCCGAACGCTGTTGTGGAATCCGCTCTTTTGTCTGACTCTGCTAATGAGGCTATGACCGCTCCTATAAGCCTATTGGAAGTAGTAAAGGCTGTTGATGTGGTGTCAGAGAATGCCGTCGATGGAGTAACCATTTCAGAGTCGGCACAAGCCTCGTCTTCTGACTCAACTTCAGAACAGATGACCGCGCCTAATAGCGTATCTGAATCAGCTAGAGCTTCAGATGTGGTTTCAGAAAACATGACAGCCCCAGTATTCATTGTTGAGGCTGGATCACTGAAGGATGTTGTCACTGAAAACGTGACGGCTTTCGTAACCGTGACTGAAACGAACAAAGCAAGCGATCAGTTCTCAGAATTGCTCACGGCTTTACTGGCCATTTCTGAATCTGGATTTGCCAAAGATTCAATATCCGAGCAAATGACCGCATTCGTTCAGCAGGTGGAATCTAGCCAAATGGCCGATTTTTATCCTCAAAACATGATTTCTTCGGTTATAGTAGCTGAAGAAGCCAATGCAATAGACATACAGTCTCAGCTACTTACGGCAGCGGTTCAAATTGATGAATTTGGTCACGCCATAGATGCTCAGGATGAATCAGTCTATGTTGTGGTTGTGGTGGTTGAAAGTGGCAATGTCGTTGATATCTACACTTGCGCTCCGATCTTCAACAAATCGGAAAAAGTGTGGCATCTTGTCCCAAGACCGGATTATTGGTGCGGTTGCATACTTTCCAGACCAGACTATTGGGAAATGCCTCCCAGATTGAATTATTGGAGACCGAATGAGTAACACTTACATTCTTGAAAAGCGGACCAGTGAGGCAATCTGGTATGACATTGACTGCACCAATATGCTAGATGCTGGCGAGATTATTACCTCAATTCTAGGAATAACAGCAGATCAATCTGGGCTTGTTTTTGCAGCTCCAGCCGTAAACACAGTTCCAGTCACATTTTCTGATGGAGTCACTGCACTTGCCGGGAAAGTCATATCTGTCCAGATTTCTGAAGGTGTAGTTCCAACTGGCTCAACCAATCAAATCTATACCATTCGGCCATTGTTCGATACTAACGAGGGCAACACTCGTGAAGCTACCGTTTTGTTGAATGTTACGAACATTCCTTTCCAGACAGGGAGGATCATCTAATGCCCCTCAAAGAAGGTTATTCAAAAGAGACGATCAGCTCGAACATTGCTGAGCTGGTTAAGAGCGGATATCCGCAAAATCAGGCAGTCGCAATTGCCTATAGCAATGCTCGTAAATCTCACGGTGTTGATGAGAAATTGACTGAAGAAGAGATCCAATCACACAAACGAGACCTCAAGGAAGAGCCAGATTCTGAAATTGTGGCTTTTATCGTCTACACGGACGGCGAAAGGATTCTCTGGATGAAAAGAACCAAGGATGATACCTGGGGCTTTCCCGGTGGTCACGTTGAAGAAGGAGAATCTCCGATTGAAAGCGCTATTCGCGAGTCGAGAGAAGAGACCATGCACGTCCCAGAGACAGGCATTAACCTGATTTATGAAGAAGGCAAGGTTCGACTCTTCGGATGTAATGATGGCGAATTCGAGCCAGAACTGAATGACGAGCACAGCGAATATGTCTGGGCATCCATTGCGGATGCACCTGAACCGTTGTTTCCGAAGATTGACGGGGATGAAGAAAAAATCGCGGAAGCTGCTGAAGCGAACGCTTCGGGAATGGATAAAAGAGAATACGATACGAACGGGTGGTTCGAAGTAAAAGATAACCCTCTCTCAATGGTAGGGGTATTCCCTTATTCTGGTCGGTCGATTTCCGACGAGTGCGACCCAAACAAAATCTATATGGTTTATCGACCCGCTGAGGAACTGGGCTCGTCGGATTGCGTTGATTCGTTTAAACTTATTCCTTGGATTGATAACCATACTATGCTTGGCAGTGAAGATGCTGGATTGACTCCTTCCGAGCAAAAGGGCGTTCAGGGCGTTATTGGACAAGATGTTCATTTCGACGGAATGACCCTAAAGGGCAATATCAAGGTATTCTCGGAAGCAATGGCCAACCTCATTGCTAGCGGGAAAAAAGAATTGTCATGCGGATACCGCTGCAGGTATGAATACTCCCCCGGCGTTTATGACGGAATGCAGTATGATTACATTCAACGGGACATTCGGGGCAATCATCTAGCCCTTGTCGATAACGGACGCATGGGCCCCGATGTGGCGGTTTTAGACCATTTTACTTTCACTGTAGACAATAAGGAGTTCATTAACATGGCTGAAGAAAACAAAGAAATGGGCGGGAGCCCAATGACTTTGGAGGAAGTGCATAAATTCCTCGAAGAAGTCATGCCAAAGCTGGCAAAGATTCAGCAGCTCACAGGCCAAGAATTTGGTTCTGCTGGTGCGGAAGCTGTTTCCGATGATGACGAAGAAGGTGATCTTCCATTAGAGGATAAGCCCGAAGTAACCGAAGACGAGGAAGTCCCTCAGTACGGTGTAGGCGGTCAGAAGGAAGAAGAAAAGGAAGGCGAAAGAGGCGAAGGCATGGACGCTGCAGCTATTGCTAGAAGCGTTCAGTTCTCAATCGCGAAAAAGAATAAGCTATACGAAAAGCTTTCAGCCCATATTGGAGCGTTCGATCACTCTGAAATGGACCTGAGCAAGATGGCAAAGTATGGCTGTAAAAAGCTTGGCTTGGATGTTTCGAAAGAGTCACGAGTGACTTTCCTTGAGGCATACCTTATGGGCAAGGGTGCTCCTTCACGTTCTGGCATGGACTCTGCTCCTGCTGCTCGTAAGGGCAATTTCGTTTCACGTTTCTTGGAAGGTAAATAATCATGACTGCTGCGAGTTTCCAATCCGTAGTTAACGTCAATCTCGGTTTCGGTATCCCCGGCGAATTGATTGTTGACGGTCCTCAGCGCGTTGATTCTCTTACGCTTGACAGCAATGGCGGTACTATCGGCCTTGCTTTCACGAAGAGCAATTCAACGAACATTGCAACCCAAGGTGGCACTATCACTTCTGGCTCAACCGTATTCGCGGGTATTTTGGTCAATCCAAAAGCTTACGCTTCTTATGGTGCAGTGGGTGGCGCTCCTCTTGATCCAACCATGTTCCTGTCAGCTAATTCACAGGGCGAATTCATGACGATGGGAACCATCGTTGTAAGCCTTACGGGTGCTGCAAACATTGGTGACTGGATTCAGTACAACACCACGACTGGAGTTCTGTCTGCAGTTGCTCCCGGCAGCTCAGAAACCACTGGCAATGCCCTCATCCCAAATTGCGTTGTTTGGAACTATCCAATCAGCGGTGCTGGCTTGACGGCTATCCGTATCACTGACTAATAAGGACTGAAATATGAGCAACTCTCTCGAACGCAGCTTTATTGGACCCCGCGATGTTCGTGCGGTCCAAATGTCTGCCGATGATGTTTCCGATTACGCTGCACTCGGAGACCTCGGTATTAACTTTGGCGCGAAGAACATCCGCGCTATGGCCAACTATGCAATGGATACTCAGGCCGATGTATCCCAGCCTAGCATCACGACTCCTGTTCAGTTCCTTCAGAACTGGCTTCCCGGTTTCGTCAAGGTTGTAACTGCAGCTCGTAAAATCGACGAGCTTTGCGGTATTTCCACGACTGGCTCATGGGAAGATCAGGAAATCGTACAGGGCCTCTTGGAGCCAATCGGTAACGCCATTCCTTACGGCGATTACACGAACGTTCCTCTTGCTTCTTGGAACACCAACTTTGTCCGTAGAACGGTTGTCCGTTTCGAAAAGGGCATTAAGGTTGGTATGCTCGAAGAAGCTCGTGCAGCTCGTATCCGTATCAGCTCTTCTGCTGAAAAACGCGCTTCTGCTGCTCTGGCTCTTGAAATCCAGCGTAACCTCGTCGGTTTTTACGGTTTCAACAACGGTAGCAACCTGACGTATGGTTTCCTGAATGATCCGGGCCTCCCTGCTTATGTGACCGTTGCTGCAACGGGAACGGGCGGTTCTACGCTTTGGAGTACGAAAACCTTTTTGCAGATCGTTGCTGACATTCGGGTTGCTGCTGCACAGCTCCAAACCCAGTCTCAGGACACGATCAACCCAGAAAGTGCTGAGCTTACTCTGGCCCTGCCAACCGATGCTTATCAGTACCTGTCAGTAACTTCTGACTTCGGCATCTCGGTTCGTGACTGGTTGAACAAGACCTATCCAAAGCTGCGCGTTATTTCTGCTCCTCAGCTCAATTACGCAAACGGTGGCGCTAACGTGTTCTACCTGTATGCGGAAGAAGTTGAAGATGGCGCAAGCGACGATAGCCGTACTTGGGTTCAGGTTGTACCTGCCAAGTTCCAAGCTCTCGGCGTAGAGAAACAGGCTAAGGCTTACGAAGAAGACTACAGCAACGCAACTGCTGGCGTACTTCTGAAAAGACCTTATGCAGTGGTTCGTTACTCAGGAATCTAACGGGGAGGGGCGGTCATAGACTGCCCTTACTTGCTGGAGTAACATTGGATCGGCGGGGGGATTTCTCCCGCCAATTCAACACAAAAGGATAAAGAAATGGCAAAACACTACGTTTTTTCAACGCTTGCAAACGATCAACTCTATACGAACTGGAATCAAGGCGGTGCAGATTTGCCCGTCAAAGGTCATTCAGTTCTCATCAAGGGCGGTACAGGTGTTGCAAACGATCGACTGATTACCCCTATCGGTGTCAGCACTGAGATTTCTGAATATGACCTTGAAGAATTACAGCGCAATGTGCAATTCAAGGAGCATGAAGCAAAAGGCTTTCTGGTAGTTAAAGCCAAGAATGCAGAAGCCGAAAAAGTTGCTTCCGATATGAATATGGAAGATGAATCAGCTCCCTTGACGGATGCTGACTATAAAACCGATGAAGAGAAGCCAAAAGTAGGCAAAGGCTAAATATGACTTCCACGACCCCAACCTTCAACGACTCAGCATTTAGAGAACAGTTTCCCCAGTTTGAGGATACGACTGCCTACCCAACTGCTCAGCTTGATGGTTGGTGGACGATGGGAACGGCCTATATCAACATTGATAACAACTATCCTTGGAACTTCAATTCTAAGCAACTTCAGTTGGCTATAGATTTGATGTGCGCTCATCTTGCAGCATCATTTACGCTAATCAATAGCGGAATCCCTGCTGTAGTTGTGTCTGGATCTTCCGAGGGGACTGTTAACGTTTCTCTCGTGCCCCCTCCAGCAAAAACAGCGTTTGGATGGTGGCTATCTACTACCCCGTACGGAAACCAGCTTAGAGCCCTTCTAAGAGCCGTTGCTAACGTTGGTCTATACGTTGGTGGCAGCATCGAGAATCAAGGCTTTAGACGCGCTGGTGGGATATTTGGTTAAATGAAGAAGCTCAACCTCGAAAAGATCAAGGCAACTTTTGAGCGAGTTCCTGAAGAATTCGATGGTATGGTTGCTCAAGTTGGCTTTCCATCTGGGATAAATTACGAAGAAGGCACTCCAGTTGCTTATGTTGCGACCATTCAAGAGTTTGGAGCACCAGAAGTTAACATCCCTCCTCGTCCCTTCATGCGTCCAACTGTCAAAGCAAATAAGCACGAATGGACAAAAATCATTGCAAGCAGAATTCCAAAAGTAGTCATGGGCAAAATGACGGCTTTTGACGTGCTAGACCTTGTTGGGATATCCGCTGCTGCTGATATTCAAGTTACTATTTCAAAAGTTGATTCACCTCCCAATTCTCCAGCGACAATCAAAAGGAAAGGCTCTTCTAAACCTTTGGTTGATACTGGTTTAATGGTTGCTTCGGTGCAAAACGCAGTCAATAAGGCTGGTTCTGACTTTACCGCGAAGGGTGGCTAATGAATCTCCGAGCTATTGCTAACAAATATACCCAGATCACGAATAAAAACGTTCAGATCCAATGGAAGCAATCCAATGGATATATCACTGATGATGCTGGTCGGCGTACCCCTCAGACCATTACGTTGACAGTTGAGGCTCAAATTCAGGCTCTTAGCGCGTCCGACTTACAACATACTGACGGTCTGAACATCAATTCAGTTATGCGCTCGGTTTACCTCTATGGCAATGCTGTTGGCGTGGTTCGAGTGGATCAGCTTGGTGGTGACATTCTGGTTTTCCCTGAGATCCCCGGAGGATGCAATAGGAATTGGTTGGTTACACAGGTTAATGAGACTTGGCCTGATTGGTGTCATGTCATTGTGACTTTGCAGGACGATTAAAATGGCCGTGACGATAGACATTATCGACCAAGACGTATTTCGGGCGTTTGTGACGTTTTTTAAAACGTACATTCCGTCCAATGTAGAAATTATTCAGCAGCAGGACAACAGGGTTCCAATGCCAAATGGCCCGTTTATTGCGATGAATAATAACGGGATGGATAGGCTCTCCTTCAATGTGGATACTTACGACTCCCTAACCCAAGGAAAGTCTATTCTTTCCTCTATGATCTATGAAGTGCAGCTCGATTTCTATGGCCCATTATCTCAAGCATGGGCAGCGGAAACGGTAACTTTGTTTAGGGATGAATACGCAACCGAGATTTTCCCGGCAAACATTCAGCCTTTGTATGCTGATGATCCTGTTCAAATTCCGTTGATTAGTGGAGAATCCCAGTATATTCAACGCTGGAAATTGGCAGCGAGAGTACAATACAAGCCAACCGTTTCAACTGTTCAGCAATCAATGCTGGCGATTGAAATTGATCTTGCCCCTATAGACCAGACATTTACACCATAGGAGAATTCATGAGTACCATTCCTTTTTCTCAAGTTGTCAATGTTGTTCCTTCGGTTCTGTCCGCGAATGGAGAAGCAGTCGATCTTAACGGTCTTGTGCTTACTCAAAACGTCTCAGCTCCTTATGGATCAATTTTGACTTTTTCAAACGCTGCTGGCGTTCAGAGTTATTTTGGCGCGTCTTCAACCGAAGCTGCAATTGCCAACATTTACTTTGACGGCTTCACGAATTGCACAGCACTGCCCGGAACGCTCTATTTCACGCAGTATCCAGAAGCAGAAATTGCTGGCTGGCTGATGGGCGGTTCACTTGCGTCTATGACGCTTGGTCAGCTTCAGGCTTTAACGGGTACGTTAACCATTACGGTTGCTGGAGTAGCTAAAACATCAGGCACGATCAATCTTACCTCAGCAACTAGCTTCAGCAATGCTGCAACAATCATTCAGGCAGCGTTTACGTCCCCCGGCTTTACCGTTACCTACAATGCAACATTAAGCTCATTTGTGTTTACGACAACGACCACTGGCGCAACGCAGACCATGAGCTATGCAACAACGGGAACGCTTGCAACTGCTTTGATGCTGACTCAGGCAACGGGTGCAACTCTGTCTCAGGGCGCTGCTGCTGGTACACCTGCTTCATTTATGGCAAGCGTATTGCAGCTCAATCAGAACTGGGCTTGCTTCATGACCGCATGGGAAGCTGTTTTAACTGAGAAAGAGGCATTTGCAACATGGAGCAATTCAGTAGCTCCTCGCTATTTGTACGTTTGCCAAGATTCAGACGTTAATGTTTTGAACGCATCAACAACCAATACCTTTGGCGATTGGCTGCAAACGAACCAGATTATTGGGTCTTGCCCGATTTTTGGTGATTACACTCACGCTGCTTTTGTTTGTGGGTATGCTGCTTCTCTTGACTTTGCCCGTTTGAACGGTAGAGCCACGCTTTGCTTCAAGTCACAATCTGGACTTGTTCCTTCAGTGACGAACTCTACCCAATACGCTGCAGTCCTTTCGAATGGATACAACTGCTATGGTGCTTGGGGAAGCAACAACCCAGCCAATAATCAGAACTGGTTCGCTCCGGGCTCTGTTTCTGGCAAGTGGCTCTGGGCTGATACTTACCTGAACCAGATTTGGCTCAATGCTAACCTTCAGTTGGCTATGGTCAACTTGCTGACTCAGGTAACTGCAGTTCCCTACAATGCTCAGGGTAACGGCTTGATCTATGCTGCTGCACAGGATCCAATCAACTCAGCAATTAACTTTGGCGCGATCAGAACTGGAATCAACGTATCTGCTGCACAGGCTGCAGAAATCCAGTTTGCAACTGGCGTGAATGCTGCGCCAACGATTGCCTCACAGGGATACTATCTGCAGATTCTGCCAGCAACGGCTCAAACCCGCGCTGCTCGTCAATCTCCTCCAATCACTCTGTATTATCAGGATGGTGAGGCGGTTCAGCAGATCGTTATGGCTTCAATCGCAATTCAATAAGGGACTGAAATATGGCAACTATTACCTCAGCAAACGCTATCCTTTCGTTAGCGGTCAATAATTACTTTCCGGTCCCTCAGACGATCCAAGGCTTTGCAGTGGATGATGCTTTCGAGGGTGAAGCTGTAGAGCAGTCAGAAGTCCTTATGGGCGTAGACGGCAAGCTGAGCGCTGGCAAGGTGTTTGTCCCATACAAGATGACTATTCATCTTCAAGCAGACAGCCCCAGCGTGTTCCTGTTCGACGCATGGCGCAACGCTCAGGACGCTGCAGTTGATGTTTTCTCTGCTAGTGGATCAATCACGCTTCCATCAACGAGCATGGTTTATACTCTGGTAAACGGATTCTTGACCTCTGCAACTCCGTTCCCAGGTGTTAAGCGGACGTTAGAACCTCTTGTTTATGAGATTACTTGGCAACGTATTATTGGTGGGCAAATCTAAAAATGGCTAGAAAGGAAACGTCATTCACAGCGGACTTCGGGCGCGATGCAGGGAAGCAATTCCACATTACCGAAATGTCCGCTTCACAGGCTGAGAATTGGGCTTTTAAGCTTATTCTTGCTATCGGTAACTCTGGGATTGAAATCCCAGACCATTTAGCAGCTCAGGGAATGGCGGGGCTCCTAGCGGTGGGCTACTTGAATCTTCTCAAAATTCCATTTGAGGCTGCAAAGCCTCTTCTGGATGAAATGATGGGTTGTATTCAGGTAGTTCCCTCCCCCAACATTAAACGTGTATTGATTGAAGATGATATTGAAGAAGTGAAGACCCGATTAGCCTTACGGAAGGCTGTTTTTGATCTTCACACGGATTTTTTTTTAGACGCAAAAGAATCGACTTCGGAATCAGAAGCACAGGGAAGCGCAACAATCGGCTCATCGAATATCAAGCCACGCCACAAACGATAGCAACGGTTATCTCGGCAAGGCTTGCAACACTCCATGAGCTTGATACCGTTTATGGTGTTGAGGACTTATGGATTCTCCTTGAAATCAACGCCATTGATAGACATAACGCAAACTTAGCGAGTCAAGCATAAATGGCAACGGTTATTGACAGTTTAATGATTGAGCTTGGGCTGGATACGTCCAAGTTCAGCACTGCACAAAAAAAGTCAGTCGATCAGCTTCGGAAGTTCGACGATCAATCTACCAAAACCTTCAAGAATACCCAGCGAGGAGTAAACGACCTCGGTGATGGGTTTACAAAAACCCGTGACGCTCTGCTCTCTTTAGGCACAGCTATCGTCGGGATGACTGGCTTTAAGGACATAATCAAGGATACGACCACAACCAACGCAAACATTGGCAGGACAGCTCAACTGTTCAAAATGTCAGCTACGGAATTGGATGCTTGGGGCCAAGTCATGAAATCAGTTGGTGGCGATGCTTCCGACTTTCAAGGCTCAATGCAAAGCATCAAGCAAGGATTATCCGCTGTTCAATTTGGCGATGCAGCAATCCTCAAGCCTTTGGCCATTCTTGGGGCTACTGATGCTGTAGACATTAAAACCCAGAAGGTCGATGTACTAAAACTGGCCGATGCCATTAAAAAATTCACCGACACTTACGGCGAAGAGACTGCATTCTTGCAAGCTCAGGCAATCGGCGTAAACCGCGAATTGTTCATGGTTCTTAAAGAAGGCTCGGCTTCAGTGCAAAGCCTTTACCAAGAGGCTGAGAAAGGCTCTGGAGTTACTAATAAAAACACTGAAGCAGCAGCAGCGCTCCAAAAGAAATGGGGTGATGTTTCACGAGCAATGGATGCTGCGAAGAATGAGATAACAGATCAACTTAATCCATCCATGATGGAGTTAGCCAAGCTAACAGAAGCAAGTCTCCGGTTGTTCGTAGAATGGGACAAAACTCTAAATGGTGGCCTCACCACTACTCTTGCATTTGCTGCTGCCATTGGGTCTCTCACGGGCGCGATGAAGCTATTGGGGCTTGCTGCTCCTAAGTGGATGCTCAAATCTTTGGGGACGGCTGAACTTATCTTTCATTCTGGAGAGTTAAATGAGGGAGAAAAAGAGATTCTCCAAAAAGAACGGGAGAGAATGCAGCCAAGAGGAGGCACTCCTGAACAAGCAAAAAGTTTGAGCGACTTAGAGTCTAAATACAATCTTCCATCCGGGATGCTGGACAAGATTTGGGCACTTGAGTCTGGGCGTGGTGAAAAGATGGTATCTCCAAAAGGAGCTACTGGACACTTTCAATTTATGCCAAGCACTGCAGCCGAATATGGTCTTAGCCGTGAAGATACTTTTGACTTTGAGAAGTCATCCGAAGCTGCAGCTAAGAAAATGTCCAACTTGATGAAGTATTATTCTCGTGATGTTGATAAGGCTGTTGCTGCTTACAACATGGGAGAGGGGAATTTAGATCGTGTCGGCTTGGAAAACGCATACCCAGAAACTAAGGAATATCTTAAAAAATATCATCAAGGAATTCCTACCTCTGGCGCTTCTAATTTCAAGCCATTGCCCTTGGGTACTCCTATTGGAGCGACTGAGCCCGGACCAGAATCGGCAGGTAAGCCTTCAGAAAAAGCGCTTCTTAATAGATTTTGGGAGCGGTCAGTTTCTGACTGGAAAGGCTACGGTCAAATGGCGATTGATGCCAACAACCGAGCTGGTCAATCCATTCTGCACTCGATAATGAATCTTTCAAATATCACCCAATCCATGCCAAATATGCCACTTGGAGCATCTTCAATGATTCCCAATTCAGGAAGAGGTGGAAGTACGATTATTGAGACCAACATTGGGAAAATAGATGTAAACACGCAAGCGATTGATGCCAAGGGTATTGCCAAAGACATTGGCGAAAGCATAAAAACTAATCAAATTGTCAACGCTGGAATGCAGGGGCCTAGATAATGCCACTTATCCCTTATCCTAACGTTCCTCCGCTTCCCGGAGTCCCGCCTCTAAGCAGAACTGGCGCTCAATATGTAGGCGCTGCTTTGGCGGTTGTTGCTCAGTTTCTTCCTACTGACTTATTTGGGCAGCAATGGGCAATCATCGACAATGAAACCGAAACGGTTGTATTGGTTCCAGATTCATTTGTTGACTTTGAATTCAAGCAAGATCAGAAGATTCCTATTTATCCATTACAGGCTGGAGCATTTGCCAGCTACAACAAGGTCAGCTTGCCTTATGAAATCAGAGTAACTGTTACTTGCAGCGGAAATGGTCCCATGCAAAAGGATAACTTCATCAACACTTTGAATCAGCTTCTGACCTCATTAACGCTTTTGGACATTCAGACTCCGGGGAAGACCTATACAAGCGTTAACCTTGTTCATGTCGATTACAGGCGCGAAGCTCGAAATGGCGCAACCTTAATCATTGCTAAACTTTGGTTCCAGTGGGTGAGAATCGTAACGTCTAGCGCTCCAACCGCTCAACCTGATGGAGAAGCCCCAACTTCGAACGGCCAAGTATCGCCACAAGAACCAACGGCGCAAAACGCAGCTAATGGAGTGAGTTCAACCAGTGCGGGGAACATTCAATGACGATCCAAATAGTTCCTATCACTTCAGTTGCAGCTCAGACTTTTACTATTCAGCTTGGTGGGCAAAATTGCGCCATAACGCTCTATCAAAAAAGCAACGGCCTTTATTTCGATATGACCGTGAACAACAGTACTTGCGTCAATACGGTGCTTTGTTTGAACTTGGTCGGTCTTGTTCGAGAAGCTTATTATGGATTTGGGGGACAGCTTGCATTTGTTGATACGCAAGGTACAAGCGATCCATACTACACGGGCCTTGGGTCTCGTTATCTTTTGGTGTACGAATCATGAGTTTTGCTTTTCGACAAATTGATTTGGTATTTAATACACCAAACCAGACTCCGCTTTTTTTGCAGAATATCAAATGCTTAGCCACAATTACCAATCCCGGAGGTCAAACTGCTTGGGGTCAATTGCAGCTCAAAGTTTTTGGTATGACGCTCGATCAGATGAACACTTACTCAAGTACTGGCGCTTCATTTGTAACCCTGCAAGAACAATCCGTCATTGTTTATGCGGGGAACCAAGACGGGGCTATGAATCAAGTTTTCTCGGGAACCATATTCAAGAGCTATATGGACTTTTCGCACCAACCAGAGATTTCCTTCACTTGTGCAGCTCAGGCTGGATTTTTCCCTAAAGGCAATGCAAACGCTGCAAACACTTATCCCGGAGACCAAAACGCAGAGGACATTATTGAGGCTCTCGTCAAACAGTTAGGCGGTCCTTGGACGTTTGTGAACTACCAGAAAAAAGCTCATGCCGTACTTCAAAATCAATATGTCTATGGTTCTGTCATAGATCAGATTTCAACGGTTGCTAGAGCTGCTCGGTTCCCAGTCAAATTCGAAAATAATCAGGTCACTATCTGGCCAAACTATGGCGTATGCGACGATACGATTGTAGAAATAGGGCCAACAACCGGAATGGTTGGATATCCATCTTATTGGGAGTCAGGTTTTATTGTGAAGACTGAATTTAACCCTACGGCCACCAATGGTCGGGCGGTCAAGCTAACTTCTGACATTCCAAAATCTAACGGCACTTGGCCCATTATCGAGTCAACCCATGAGCTTAGCACTTTGACTCCTGATGGCCCTTGGTTTACAACTGTAAAATTATCATCTCCTCCTCATGTCAGCCCCAACTAATCAGCAAGTCCAAACAAACTACGTTGCTGCTGATGCAGCTTCGGAAGTTGCTCGTCTTAATTACATGATCCGAAGCGCTCTGGCTGGCGTTCGGACAGCCATGCCAGTGCAGGTATTGGCAGTTTCAAACTCTGGAGGACTGTCCCCGGTTGGAACGGTAAACATCCAGCCCCTAGTCAATGCAGTAGACGGCAACGGCAATTCATGGCCTCACGGCGTGATCTATAACGTTCCATACATGAGGATTCAGGGCGGGGCCAATGGAATAATCATTGACCCTATAGTGAATGACATTGGGCTTGCAGTAGTTTGTGATCGAGACATTTCCACAGTGCAGAATGTTGGAAACAGCATCAATCCTCAAACTGGGAACAACTTTACTTCTGCCCCCGGTTCAAATCGCAAAAATGATATGTCCGATATCGTCTACTTGATGACCATGATTGGGCTTGCTCCAACTCAATATGTCCAATTTAACAGCGCGGGAATCACGATCCTTTCCCCTACTCAAGTTACAATAACTGCACCAAACATTAGCTCAAGCGGTACTTGGTCCCATACTGGATCCTTTACGGCAACGGGTGATGTTAAAGGTCAGGGAACGAGCCTCCACACTCACGTTCATTCTGGCGTTCAATCTGGTGGAAGCAATACGGGGCAACCAGTATGACGATCATTCACAATACGCTTTTACTCGATCAAACAGCTTGGGATTTGGTTCTCGATGCTAATGGAAACATTGCGCTTGCTGGCGCTCCCTATGCTATCGCTCAAGATGTAGCCTCGGCTACTCGAACTTTTCTCGGTGAATGCTGGTACAACACCAATTTGGGGCTTCCCTATTGGCAGGATATCCTTGGAGAATTCCCCCCCTTGTCTTACATTGCACAGCAAATGCAAACTGAAGCTTTGCTTGTTCCTGATGTTGCTGAAGTGCAGGTAAACTTTACAAAATTCCAGAACCGATCATTGGCGGGTCAAATTGAATTCATTGATACGGATGGAGTGGCTAACAATGTCGCTTTCGGAGGCTAATAAATGACCACAAACGTTCCTGCTATTACATGGGTCAATGGAGCCCCTGTTCTCCCTACAGAACAGGCCATCCTTACAGGAGTTCAAACAGACATTAACGTTGCCTTTGGTGGTGGCGTTAACTCGCAGCTTACAACCCCACAAGGCCAACTTGCTCAATCTGAAACGGCCATCATTGGCGAGAAAAACAATGAAATTGCTTATATTGCCAATCAGGTAAATCCAGCCTTTGCCTCTGGCATTTGGCAGGATGCTATTGGTTACATTTATTTCATGACTCGCATTCAGGCAGCAGGAACCGTTGTTCAGGCAACTTGCACAGGAGCGGTGGGAACCGTGATCCCTGCTGGATCTATCGCTCAGGATACTAATGGATACCTTTACAGCCTCACGGCTTCAGTAACCATTCCAGCCAGCGGGAACATCGTTGGAACATTCCAGAACCAAACCACTGGCGCGATTGCTTGCAACGTTGGAGCATTGATTAAAATTTATACCGCTGTTGCTGGCTGGGATACGGTATACAACTCAACGGCTGGAACGCTTGGAAATGCGGTAGAAAGTAGAGCAGCATTTGAAGCCAGAAGGCAAAACAGCGTTGCAGTGAATGCAGTCAATTCTATTCAAGCAATCCTTGCTTCAGTGCTGGCGGTTCCTAATGTCCTTCAGGCCGTAGTGGTCGATAATCCTTCAGGAACTGCAATCAGCTACGGATCCACTAGCTATTCAATCGCTGCTCATTCAATGGTTGTTTCGGTTGGTGGTGGTTCCTCCTCTGCTATTGCACAGGCAATCTGGAACAAAAAGCCTCCGGGTTGCGGATATAACGGGAATACAA